GCTCCGCGGCGCGGTGACCGGGCTGTCGTTCGGCTACCGCGCGCGCGGCTTCACCCGCGATGTGGCGGGGCGCGATCTGACCGCGATCGAGCTGTTCGAGGTCAGCCTCGTCACCCACCCGATGCAGCATGGCGCGCGGGTCCACCTGCTCGCCTGACCTGCGTTTTCAGCCTCCCATTTCCGGCCGCCTGATGGGGCGGCCATTTCGCGAAAGGTGCAAGCCCCATGGATAATGCCCAGCCTACCCCCACCCCCGATACCGCCGCGCTCGACGCTTCGTTCGATATCGTCGCCCGTCAGGACGCCGCCGATGCCGCGCTCGGCGCGCTGCGCAGCGATGTCGATGAAGTGAAATCGCGGCTCGACCGCGTCAGCCGCGCCGCCGCCCGCCCGGCGATCGGCACTGCCGGCACGGTCAGCCCCGAACTCAAGGGCTTCGTCGATGGCTATCTGCGCCATGGCCGCGAAAGCGAATTGAAGTCGATCAGCGGCGCGGTAGCAACCGATGGCGGCTATGCCGTCCCGCGCGAGATCGATGCCCTGATCGCGGCCCAGCTCAAACTGATCAGCCCGATCCGCGCCATCGCCCAGGTCGTCCAGACCGGCACCGCCGGCTACCGCAAGCTGGTGACCAGTGGCGGATCGGCTTCGGGCTGGGTCAGCGAAGTCGCCGCGCGGCCCGAAACCACCACCCCCAAGTTCAACGAAATCGCCCCGCCGATGGGCGAACTCTATGCCAACCCGGCCGCGAGCCAGGCCATGCTCGACGATGCCCAGTTCGATCTTGAAGGCTGGCTGGCGAACGAGATCGCGATGGAATTCGCCCGCGCCGAAGGAGCCGCCTTCGTCAATGGCAGCGGCACCAACCAGCCCAAGGGCTTCCTTGGCGCGCCAACCAGCACGGCGGCCGACGCAGCCCGCGCCTTTGGCACGCTGCAGTTCATCGCCAGCGGCAATGCCACCGCCTTTGACACCGCGCCCGAACTAAAGCTGATCGACCTCGTCCATTCGCTCAAGGCCGGGCACCGCCAGGGCGCCTGCTTCGTGATGAATTCCAAGACGCTCGCCGTCGTGCGCAAGTTCAAGGCCGCCGATGGCTCGTTCCTGTGGACCCCGGGCCTGCTCGATGGCGCTCCGGCCCGCCTGCTCGGCTACCCGGTGGTCGAAGCCGAGGACATGCCCGATGTTGCCGCCGGGGTGTTCCCGATCGCGTTCGGCAATTTCCGCAACGGCTATCTCATCGCCGAGCGCAAGGCGACGACGATCCTGCGCGATCCTTTCACCAACAAGCCGTTCGTGAACTTCTACGCGACCAAGCGCATCGGCGGGCAGGTGCTCGATAGCGATGCGATCAAGCTGCTCAAGATCTCGACCTGACCTTGCGGCCTTGAGCCTTGCGGGACGCGGCCCTTCCCCTGCCGCGTCCCGCCGCGCCCGCGCCGCAGCCTCCCGGCGGTGCGGGCGCCCCCCTTTCCTGAAACAGCCAGATGGAGACCGCCATGAAGCGGACAATCGTCACGCCGGCCGGATCCCAACCGGCGGCCCTCTCCGAACTCAAGGACTGGCTCGGCATCACCACGCCGGGCGACGATGCGCAGCTCTCCGCGCTGCTGCGCACCGCGCTTGACCTGTGCGAGGATTTTACCGGCACCATGCCCGTGCAGCAGACCTGCGAGGAACTGCTGCCCGTGACCGGCACCTGGACAAAGATCGCCGCGCGCCCGGTTCAGGCGATCCTTGCCGTCGAAGGCGTGCCTGCCGAAGGCGCACGCTTTGCCCTGCCAGCAGGCAACTATGCGATCGAGCTTGATGCCGATGGCGGCGGGCGGGTGCTGGTGCACAATTCGGGCGCTGCCGGGCGGATCGCGGTGCGCTTCATCGCCGGGCTCGCCGCCGATTGGGCCGCCCTGCCCGATGGTCTGCGCCACGGCGTGCTGCGGCTGGCCGCACACCTCTACCGCGCCCGCGAAAGCGATGCCCCGCCCGCCCTGCCCCCGGCGGCAGTGGCCGCGATGTGGCGGCCCTGGCGGCAGCTGCGGCTGGCATGAGCACCTTTGAAGCCCTCGCCGCCCGGCTGATGGCCAGCGCCCGCCGCCTCGGCGAAGCGCGCGCCGCCGAGCGCCGCCTGCAAGCCGCCGATCCCGCCGCGCGCTGGCGTCAGGCCAGCCTGCTCTGGCCGCTGTTCACGAAAGGATAGCCCCCGTGGAAATTCCCCTGCGCGCCGCGCTGATCGCCTGGCTGGCCGCCGATCCGGCGCTGGCCGGCCAGCTCAACGCCATCGTCGAGGAAGCCCCCAGCCGCACCGCCCTGCCGTGGCTGGCGATCGCCGCCAGCGCCAGCGCCGACTGGAGCGCCAAGGACCGCCAGGGCCGCGAAGTGCGGATCGCGCTGGAACTGCACTGCCGCGGCGACAAAGCCGACAGCGCCGCCGCGCTGTGCGCCGCGATCGAAAGCCGCATTGCCGCGCTGCCCCCGGCCCAGCCGGGCTGGCGCGTGGTTTCGGCGACGTTCCTGCGCGCCCGCGCCGAACAGCGCGGGGCCAATACCCGCGCAGTCTTGATCGAATACCGCTTCCGCGTGCTTGCGGACTGAACCCTAGAAAGGAGCCCCCGATGACCGCCCAGAAAGGCAGCGCCTTCCTGCTCAAGATTTCCGACGGCGGCACCCCCGCCACCTATCGCACCGTCGCCGGGCTGCGGACCACCAACCTCTCGATCACCGGCGACATGGTGGTCACCACGTCCAAGGACAGCGGCGGCTGGCGCGAAATGCTCTCAGGCGCGGGCGTGCGGCAGGTGTCGGTGACCGCCGCCGGGATCTTCCTTGGCAGCGCTGCCGAAGCCCAGGTCCGCGCCAACGCGATGAACGGCACGCTCGATTCCTATGAACTGAGCTTCGAGGACGGCGAGAAGCTGCGCGGCCGGTTCCTCGTCCAGAAGCTCGACTATTCGGGCGATTTCAACGGCGAGCGCAATTACACCCTGAGCCTCGAAAGCTCGGGCCAGGTCGCCTCGGCATGAGCGCCGACAGCGCCAATCCGTGGCGCGGCGAGGCGGCGCTGGTGGTTGCCGGCACGCCCCGCGTGCTGCGCCCCAGCTTTGCCGCGCTCGTCGCCGCCGAGGAAGAACTCGGGCCGCTGTTCGCGCTGGTCGACCGGGCGGGCTCGGGCCAGCTCAAGCTGGTCGAAATGGCCGCACTGTTCTGGCACTGCCTGAACGGGCAGGAGGCTCTGACCCGCGAAGCCGTGGGCGAGGCCGTGCTGACCCAAGGCCTCGCCGCCGCCTCGCACCCGCTGCGGATCCTGCTCGGCCAGATCCTTCAGGGCGATGCCGGCGAGGGGGCATGACCCATGCCTTCGGCCCCGGCGCCAGCCGGCTCGCAGGGCTGGCGGCGCGGCTGCTTGGCTGGCGGCCGGGCGAATTCTGGGCCGCCACGCCAGCCGAACTGGCCGCGGTCCTCACCCCCGTTACTGCTGCGGCCCAGCCGCTTGGCCGCAGCGACCTCAACCGCCTGATGGAGCGCGAAAATGGCTGATACTCTGGCCCCCACGGTGGATAGCTTGCTGATCGACGTGCGCGCCAACACCCAGGGCTTTGCCGCCGATGTCGCCGCCATGCGCGGCACGTTCGATGGCACGCTGGTCGATGGCTTCGCGCGCGCGGGCGATGTCCTCGAACGCGGACTGACCGGCGCGCTGCGCAAAGGCAGCCTTGGTTTTGAAGACCTGCGCCGGATCGCGTTCAACGTGATCGATTCGATCGCCAGTCAGGCGCTCGGCAACCTCTCCACCTCGCTTGGCGGAGGCGGGAGCGCGCCGGGCGTCATGCCGGGGATCGACAGCCTGCTGGGCGCGGTCCTGGGTCTGCCGGGCCGCGCCACCGGCGGCGCGGTATCGCCGGGGCGCGGCTATGTCGTGGGCGAACGCGGCCCCGAACTGTTCGTGCCGACCAGCGCGGGGCGGATCGAACCCGGCCTCATGGCCCCGGCGCGCGATGTCAAAGTCTCGATCGCGATCACCGCCCCTGCCGGCACCAGCGCCCCCCAGGCGCTGCAACGCTCGGGCCGGCAGGTCGCCAGCGCGGTGCGCCGCGCGCTTACCCAGCTCTGAAAGGGATCGCTCATGGCCTTCTGGCTCGCTGCCAAACGCGAGGGACAGGACTGCGACTGGATTCAGCGGTTCGACCCGCGGTTCTGGACCGTCAATTTCCC